TAGTTTGGGCTAAAGCATAGAAAATATTGCCTGACGCATCTTTCAATTTAGCCATTCCAGTAGCAGCATCATACCCCATGTATTCATGAGTATGTTTTAATTCTTCTTCTGTTTTTTCTATTTGACTTCTTTGAAACGTTAACCAATTTAGTTCAGATTGCCGTTTTAAGATATCTTTTGCGTCCATTTATTTAAAACCTTATTTAAAACCAAATTCTATAGTAATTGTGTGTGACTTTCCCGGAAAGATACTAATAGGACTATCTTCTAAAATAATCCCGACTATGTTATTAGGATTTGATGCCTCTACTATAAAAGAGGCATCAAATTGTAGTGATTCATTATTTTCTACTGGGTTTGTAAAAGCCGCATTTCCTGTAAAATTATATACTCCATTCTCATCAAATCCATCATCCGTTAAATTTAAGGGAATTCTACTATATCCAGAAGTCGTGACTTCAGCCGATACAATATCCTCTAAACTACTAACATCTGTGAGATTTCCATTGTTCGTTAATCCAACTAGCCAATTTTTTTGATAAAGCTCTTTTGCTTTATTTGATCTCCAGGCTACTAAATGTTTGAAAGTTACCATAGATTTAAGACTTGCAGTAAGTTAATATATCCTTGCTTTGTAAGTGCTGTATAGGAGTCTTCAAAATTATTATCATCGGAAAGCACTAGGTCTAAATTTAGACATCTATTTCCTATTGTCTCTTTTAGTCGTTCATAAGTTGATGGAGTATTTAACTGATCAATTCCCGGTAATTCCTTTTGTTTACATCCTAAAGGAACTAAAACAATATTATTATTAATTGCCAATATATGTTCTATTTGCAGAATGTATTTCTCTAATAAATTATTTCTCAATTCCAAGGTTATGTTTTGATAATGCAAGTTACTTCTAAAATATCTTTCTTCTTCTTGAAAAGAAATAAAATCGCCAATGTTAAGACTTAAAATTTCATTTGACTTTATTGAGCCGGCTAATTCACAATCAACTGACAAAAATGTAACATCATAAGAACTACATTCTGACAATAAATTTTGCAAGGATTTATCCCATACTGTTAAACCTCTAATCCCTTTACTTTTGTAATAGTTGTTGTAGAGGTGAAATTCAGATGCTCCAAGCTTATTCCAGATTTCGGTAAACCCAGCGTAAGTATTTCCTACAAAAGCTTTTTTCATATTTTAATCAGGGTGTATTTGTAATAATGTAACAATAATAATTCCATTCTCTATTCTAGTTGAGAAGCTGCATTTATGCCATAAATTCTGGCTTGTACCTGGAAACCTTACCATAAAAGTAAGGTAAAACGGCAAAGACAGGATAGAAAGTCTAATAAATAGATCATTTAGATCATCTGCCGTTTGGATTTCCTTCGCCCACTTTCTAATTGTCCCAGAGACAACTGATAAAGTTGGGATTGAATTCCAGTGATTGATTTGTACTTCACTAGAATTAGGAATACCTGAATTTGCAGCAATTTCAATATTTAGAACTGCAACTCCAGTTTTATTAAACTGGATTGCTTTGTCTCCAAGAATTAATTGCACGTCACTGGTGGACGTGATGTTTGGATTAACCATAGATGTTATTACATCGAAAGGGATTGATTGAACGTTAGTTGATAATAATGTTAATGCGCTTGTAATTGTTTCCGTAACACTAAAATTATAAGGAAAACTAGCAGCCTTTCCAAATGCTCTACTAATGGCTTTAATTGGGTTATTGCCTCTAAAAGATGAGGTAATCCAGAAACAATAAAAGTTTGCGTAGCACTCTGATTGATTTAGTACCCAATTACCTGCTGATGATGCAAAATTTTGCACTGATCCATCTTGCTCAATTACTTCTATATTAAAAAGCGGATGATAATCGAATAGAGGATTTGACATAGCAACTGCTATGATTTGCCCTTTATAACGTCCGTACAATTTTAATCCCTCATTTAGAGCAACAGCTTTTAGCTGCTGTGCAGCTTGGGATTCTGAATTGTATGGTAGTAAAACTACTGAACCTGGTTGCAAGGGCGGTTCTTTACGCCCTGCCAAAAATTCTACGGTATAATTTCTCTGCCTTTCCCGAAATTGAGGGTTACAAATTCCAGAAAATAAAGCAATCTCTTCGATATTGTTTTCTTCATAATTGCAATGATCGGGGCATCGCTCTGTTGCAGGAGGCTGTGTTTGCCCTACATTGGAGCGTTTTGTTCCACTTCCTTCAGGATTAGATATTAAATCAGTCTTGTTAGAGGAGATTTTTGAGCCTGCTGTAAAGACTACTGCTTCTGGATTAACTCTAACCAACGCAGATAATTTAGATGTTGAATATTCCCAATAATTTGTGGCTAGTTCATTCCAGCGCTGTACACTTTCTTCCGGTGGGATTGGATCTTCTGGTGGAAATTCCCAAGATGACCAATCTTCTTCAGTGTTATTAAGAATTGATATTTTTAATTCTTCTGTGTTAGTTCTTATACTTTTTATTCTATTTTTAATATCATAAATATAAAATTCTTTGATTTCTTTAACTAATTGAGGAGTTATTAATCCAAAAAAAATATAATTTGGATTAGCTTCTTTATATTCTGATAAGTATGTAGCTCTTGGATAGTAAAATTTTGTGGTTTTAGACTTTAATTTGCATTCCGTATCTTTTTCAAATGATGAAGTTTCTACTTCTCTTGAGGCTAATATTTCTGCTAATTTTGATTGATTTTCTCCGAAAAATACTGATGGGATAACCAAGCCATAAGGTTTATATGTATCTTTAGTTACGATTAATTGATGCGTAGATTTATTCCAAGCTCGTGTTGTTTTTGTTCGTTCTATAACAATTTCATCACTGCTGCTGTAGTTTTTATCGATGATGGAGGCTGCACCATAAGTTTCTGATATATCAATACTTGTTTCAGCAGCATCTCTTACTATAATTTCTGTTCCTGTTGCGGCAACTTTATCTACAGGTAATTCCGCACCTGTTAATCTCTTGTACCAAATTTCTTCATAACCAATTCTTATTGTAAGTTCTGGTCTTTGCCATCTAATTTTATCAGGTATAATTTGAAAAACTCCGTTTTTGTCGATGTAGCCAATTAGTCCATTAGCATATAAAATTTGTCCAACACTGTTTAGATAGCTCCCTGATAATCTGAGTGGATAATTGTAAATAGTGTTCGGGAGAATACCACCAATATGGAGAATTCCGGCTTCTCTTAACAGAGTCACAATTATTTCTCCGGCTGTTTTTCCGTCACAGCCTTTATTATCTGCTTTCTCTGTGTCTAATGGTTCTTTAAAATTGAGCAAAGATATCAGACAGCCAACTTCCAAAGATTGACGTTTCTGAAAATTATCTTCACTGTATGTCGCGCTTAAAATTCTTAATGCACCGCGTGGGTGCTTGACTAATTCTCCATTATCATTTTCTATCTCTATGATGATAGAATTACCTCTACAAAATCTAGAGTTTTTTCTATCATCTAAAGATTCATCTATTAGACCACTGAATCCTAATTCTATTGTTCCAGTAGTAGTTACGAGTCCAGATTGGTTTATGTGACTGTCGCTTGCTGCAAAATATAACAATGCTGGTGTGAAGTCTTTCCCAGCTATCGTTAATAGACATCTCCTAGCAGATTTGTTGACTGTCACAGTAGTATTTTTTCTCCTGATGGCTTAATGAATCGAAAAGGCATATTGGCTTCAGTTGCAGCCGCATTAAATTGATCAGTTTCCTCCTGTGTGGGGGCGCTTATTGCTACAAGTCCGTCCCAGAACAGCTTTAAAATTTGCCATTCTTCCCTTTTAGCTAAAGCAAAGTTTTCTAATCGATTAATAACTAGGCTTCCTTGTGGTATTAGCACTGCTTGGCTGACTATTCTTTGATAGCCTCCAGAATTGAATATTGAAAGATTATAAATATCCCAATTATAAGTGAAGGGCGGGGGAGTTGGGGAGATAATATCGCCCTCATCTGGCTCAAATTCTGAAGGCATCTCCTCACCATTTTTATTAATATAAATAGTCGAAATTAATTCGCTATTTTGAAATAGCTGGTTACGGTAATAAATATTCATATTCATGCGGCGACTCTCAGGCTGAATATTGGTGCATAAGTGCTACCAGAATTTATTAAATCAGTGAATTCTGGTGCACTGGGAAAAGCATTCCCCATATAAGTAATATTGCTTGATACGAAACTTGAATGAACCCCTGTAGAGTGATCGATGATTCCGCGCATTCCAATTATGTGTAATAGCATGGGTGAGTTAAAGTAAGCAGAAAAAGCCGTATTTGCAACTTTATTCCAAAGCATAAGGAGGTACTGCCCTGGCTCAAGGATCGAACTAATTACTATTTCTTTACCCCCTGTAGACGAACAGCTTACTATTCCGGGATCTAAGACTATAGATCCCGGAACACCATTTACTAAGCTCCTGATTCCTAACCTTGCTTCTCCTCCGGGTTGTGCAGTGCTAACGTTAACAGCAATTCTGTCAAAAGCAACACTTTTGTAAATAACTAAAGGGCAATAAAATAAGTTGTTTGCGGAGATTGCTATTGTAGACCTATTATTACCTGCTACGTTACTTAAATAACGCCCCGGAATATAAATTGTGGGGGAAATAATTTGTCTACTCTTGGCGGGTTCGTCGGGGCTGATGGGATCTGGTAAATCCAAAATCCTGGACGTTCCCTCAAAACTAAGATTCTCCTTCTGTTTCATTTAACAATCACTGTGTACTGATTCGCAGTTGGAGCAGAAGAGAAAGATACTGTTACTGAATTTGTGCTTGTAAATGCTAATCCTGCATTCACAAGTTCACGTGGAGTGTTTGTCTCTCTAACTTGCACAATCAAATCATAAGAATTTAAGTTGTGAGTTACGACAAAAGATGTATCATTTCCGTTACCGATCGCTGCTACGTAAGAACCAGTCGCATTATCTACGTAAGCCTTGGTAGCCGCATCTTGATCGTTAACTGGATCTGGCAGATTTTCGATTTTACTGGAGTTTACAAAATCAAGATTTTCAAGCTGTTGGGTCATAATTTTGTTTTATTAGTTTAGATAAGCTTTTCCTGATACTGGAATATTGAAGTTAATTTGCAAATTATTTTCATCTATATCTACTATTCCTCCTTTCATTTCTCGTCCAGTGTTGTTGACCAATCGCACAGATGGAAATTTATTTAAGTTGTGGTTGATTATCCAGGTTGTAGATGCAATCAATTGAGTATGTGTAAAGTGTTTGTCGCCTGTGGAATTTCCGCCACTATTATTACTACCTCCATCTCCATTACCTTCATCACCATCAGTCAATTTATCTGTTTCTTGAAGGGTAAAATCAGCAAGTATATAAATACCATCTTCTTCATAAACTGGTGGAATTACAAACCACCCTTTAAATTGAGCAAAATAGGCAATATACCCTGTTTGAATTAGTCTTTCTGAAGTATCTGGGACGATCGCCCTTGTTCTAGGGGATCTTTCCCTGAAGAAGTCGTTAGTATCGCAAATTACGATATCCGCACTACCTAAATCCTGGCGTTGTTGCTCAAATTCTGCATAAATAGCCTCCAATAAGTCTTGTTCATCTGGCGTGATCAAACAATTAACTTGCCATTGGTGTTTTGGATAAAAGCAGGGACCGTTACCAATGCTAGTTCCAGCTCCACTATATTCAAGTTTAGCTGATGTCTCTCGCAGCCGCATTCTGGGAAAACGCGGTGATAAAAAATTAATTATCTCTAAATTTAAGTTATTAATAATTAATTTTAAACTCATTATATCCCCTGTGACCTAGTAATTCTTCTTGATAGTTGGGAGTAAAACTCAGCCGCATCCTCAACCGGATTCGGAGAAGAAATATTAACTGTATCAGGTCGAGATGCAAGAGTTAGTAAACTCTGGTTAAGTTTTTGTAATTCTTGAACAATTGGATTTACATCAAACTGTGGTATGTTAACCGGATTAATTACACCTTGAGGCTGGATTAAATTTGAAATCCTGCTTGATTGCTCTAAAAATTTACTGAGAAAATTTGCATCGGGTTGAAAATTTAATTGATCCCTGATTGATATCGGGTTACTCCCAAGTTGGTTATCTGATGCGGGAGAAACAGGAATATAAGCCGCCGCATCTGAAGCGTTAATTCCCAATTTACCAAAATCTATGCGGTTCTGCCTAGTTCTGTCCTGTTCAGAGAAGCTAAACTCTTCACTCTGCTGTTGCTGTTCGATTTTTAAAATTTCTCTTCTATTAGCAATTTCTTCTTGTAAAGCTAGTCCTTTGGCTTTAGCCAGATTTATCCCTTCTTGTGCTAATTGTACTGCTTCCTTTGCTTGGGTAATTTCAGAATTCGCCTCAGCCATAGCTCTTTCTCGTTCTCTCCCAGATGCTAATTTCTCGGCTTTCTCTAAAGCACTTTTTGATTCATTTTCCTGTTGTTTAGCTTTGAGTAAAGCCGATTTTGATTCAAATTCGAGTTGTTTTTGAGCAAATTGCAATCTTCTGATATCCAATTCTTCTAATTTTTTTGTTAATTCTTGTTGTTTCTCTAGTGCAGTAGCTTTTAATTTAGCTAAATCATTTTCAAGTTGCTGCTTTCTTTGCAGAATCTCAATCTCTGATTTTCCGAAACCTAAGTAACCCAATTCAGCATCTAGAGTTTGCCTGACGTTGGGGTCTAAATCCTCATTTTTAAGTTGCCTGGCGATGTCTAGAGCTTGATTTGCCCGACTAATTTGGTATTGAGTGCGGGATTGGGCTAAATTTCCTCTGGCTTGGTCTAACTTGCTTCTACTCTCAATTAATCCTCTGAGAATTTCATCAGTTTTTTGAGCAAATTCTACTGTTCTCTTCTGTTCCGCATCTAGATTAGAAATTGCCTCACTAAACCGTCGTTTGTCAGCAGCTATCCTGTCTTCAATTGATGCAATAGCTTGGTCTCTGAGCTTCTTCTGTCCTTCTATTTGCAGATTTAGAAGTTCATCATTTTTTTTAGCTAATTCATCTTGTAGAGCTATTTTTTTGTCAACAGCTTGCTTTTCGCTTAAAACTCCTTGAGATTGTAAGCTATTTGTCTCCTTGATTAAATTATTAATTCTTTTTATTTCCTCACTAGCAGCCTCCTGGCGAATTGTACCAATTTCAATTGCTGCATTTTCTTCAGACTTCTTACCTAACAAAATAGCCTGCTGCACTGCTGCAACTCTAGTAGCAGTGCTTTGGCGAATTTTGGCTTCAGCCAAAACATTAGCACGTTCTAAGCCTTGTAAAATTTCTTGATTAGATTTTTCTCTGTACTCAATTTCTGCTTCTATATTTTTGAGTTTGAGATTTTTAATTTGCGTGTTCAGTTGAGCCTCTCGAAGAGCAAAATTTTGTATATCGGGAATTCCCTTTGCTCTTTCCGCATTAAGCCGCTTTAATTGTTTTTGAGCGTCTGCAATCTCTTCATTATTAGACTTCCGACGTATATTAGCTATATCTTTCTCCGCCGCTAGTCGGGAATCTGGATCAGCACCTGCTTTTAACTGTTGTTCCCTAGCCGCTAAAATAGCATCAGCTTCTCTGCCTTTTATTTCTTCTGAAGTACGTTTTTGTATAAACTCTCTATCAGCAGAAGTTTGAACTCTATTTGTTGGTAATTTTGGTTTTTCAGTTTTTGGTTGAGTTTTTTGAGTAGAAGCTGGAGTTGATTCAATTTTTTGAGCATTACTGTACTCTAATTTTGCCGATTTATTAACGTCTTCTTTTCGCTTTAAGATAATTTTTTGAGAAAAATCTCGGTATGTTTCATCTATAGATTTTTCTAGAGCTTTGCTACTAAATGGGCTGGTAAAAGGTGTTCTTTTACCAGCGATTGTAATATATTTTCCGCCTTCATTCTCGAAACGCTTTTTTATCTCTTCTTCAAATTTTTTAATATCTTGTTCAGAAGATCCTAAACTTTTTAATGATCTCTTTGCACCTTCAGCATCAGAGCCGCCCAGGCTCAATGCAATTCTTACCTCTTCTGCACCTTGAGAAACTCCAGTTCCAATTTCAACTGCTAATTTGGCAGCTTCTCCTAATAATTTAATTAATTGAGAAGTTACAGTTACCATTTCAGCTAAAAGTTTAGGATTCTCTCTAAGGGTTTGAGTAAAATCCTTAATTAAACTAATCCCTTGGTTCGCTAATTCATCAACAAACCCTGCTACTGCTATTTCTATTCCTTTGGATAATTCTTCGTTAGATTCTAATTCCTTAGCAAATCGTGATGATGCTTGTGTTAAATTATCGAATAATCCTTCGGTATTCAATAAGCTATTTGCAGTTTTTACGCCTAATTTAACTATGGCTTCAGCTGCGGGGGAAATACTATCTCCAAGTCTAATTTGCAATGTTTCAAAACTACCTTGGAATTTGGTAACTTCTCCAGCTAATCCCTGTATAAGTTTTTTTGTTGTTTGGGCAGCAGCCCCCTGTGCATTATTAACAGCAGATGTGAACTCATCTATCCTTTCCTGACTCGTAGCTAGAAGTGCCAGGAACGCGGGTCCACCTTCATCGCCAAATATGGTCTTAACAATTTGGGCTTTTTGGTCAGGAGCAAATTTTGATAATGCAGAACGGAATTCAGGAATGAGTTGTACTAAATCCCTCATTTCTCCACTGGAGTCTCGAACCTGAACACCTAAATCTGCTATGGCAGCTTTTGCTTCTTCTGTGGTAGGTGCAGCAAGGCTAGTAATCACATTTTTCAGTGCTGTACCAGCTCGTTCGGCTTCAAATCCAGCATCCCGTACCAATCCGAATGAAACCGCCACAGTTTCAAGGCTTTGGTTATTGAATACCGCCACTGATCCAAACTTTGAAATTGCCTGCGAAAAATCGCTTACATCGGCTGCACTCTCATTTGCTGTAGTGGCTATTATATCCGCTATTTCATTGAAGCTGCGTTTGTAAACAGCATTTGTGGCAGCTGCGACACCAGCACTTTTTTCTAACGACTCACCAGTGGACTCTGAAATCGCCACTAAGCCACCAAGTTCATCTTTGACCTTGGTGGCACTAAATCCTAATTTGGTTAGTTCTATAGACCCCGCAGCGATCGCTGTTGGCGTTTTGGTAGAGGTGATCGCTAATTTTTCGATTTCTTGTCTTACACCAGCTAAATCTGCTTGTGTCGCATCACTGTAAGCACCGAAGACACGAATTTGCTGACCGAAATCTTTGGATTTATTGAGACTATCTCCGATCGTGTCTGTGACAGCTTGAACTGAGCCTGCAACAGCCCTAGTAACAGCAGATGTAATCTGTTGCCCAATCCCTTGAGCAATGCCTTGAAACAGATTTTCAGAAAACTTCCCTAGACCCTGAAGAGAACCTTGAGCGGGCTTTGTATCAACATCAACCCTTTGATCACCTAGTTCCCTCAGTAGCGCTTCTGCGGCCGCAATATCGCGCCGCAGTTCTTCTCTAGCTAATCTAACTGAAATTTCTGCACTACCTACTGATGTCATTCTTTCTCAAGTTCTTTTTGTAATAAGATGTCAAAATCATTTTGAATGCTTTCTAAACCTTTTTCTGTCCATCTCCTAGCAGGGATTTGAGATCCTTTTCTGGTGGTATAGCCCTCATGTACGTAAAGAGCATAATCAGTAGGCCAAGAATGAATTGCTTCCGTTCCTCTTGGTGAAAAATTAAGCTGTTGGGAAGCTCTTAAACGTCCTGTGTCTACAATATCCCTTGGACTTGGATCAATTGGGTATTCCCATGTTGGTGATGAGATAGCTTGAGTAAATCTTCTTCCAGCTAACAAATTAGTATCTTTGAAAGCTTTAATAGTGGCCCTATCAATTTTTTTCCAATTAAGGTTTAATTTCATGCGCTGCGGCTTTAATTAATTCAATATCTACAAACTTTACAGCCCAAGAAGGAATCTTTCCTTCTCTGATCAAATTTAAAAAACATTTCGCTGCTTCTTGAGGAATTAATTTCTTAGCGTAATCTTCATAAATTTGCGCTGCGTAAGGATTGAAGTGTTGTGTTTTCGGATTTTTCGCACCTGCAATTCTTAGAACTGAAACTCCTAAGCTTGCAGTTGGATGAGCCGCCATAGCGGCTAATTCTAAATCCCTTTGCCGTGCAACCTCTAGGGCTTTTTCAATTAAAATTAGTGGACACTTCGCAAAATTTTTAGAATTAAACTTTTCCTCATAAGGATAATACAATTGAAGTCGATAATAAACTTCAGTCCAATCTACTTCCGGCTGTTGGCTTTTTTTTCAGATTTATCCTCAACAAAATTCCATCTTTTGCGTTCACCGTCGAAAAATTCATAAAGTTTATCGATCATAGGCTGTAAAACTGGTCTATTCTCTCCATACTGGAGAATTTCATTGTCTGTAACTGAACTAGAGATATTAAACCTTTTTCTAAGCAGCAATAAAACAACCCCTGTTCTATATGCTTGGTCAGACATCATAGTGTCATTTTGTGCAGATAAAGAAAATTGGTTCAAATCTTTATTCTCTTCCCAAGTTAAACAGCCATACTTGGGAACGGGTAAGCTATTACCTAATCCATCTTCTACCCTATACTGTTCTACTTTGTACTCTCCTACCTCAAAAGGGAGAATAGAGTTTTTTGTTTCGGTGTTAGTTGCCATTTTGCGAAAACTCCATGAATTGTGAGTAATAAATACCTGATTCCAAGGGTGAATTTACCCAATAATAATCTTCTGTTTCTGGATTAAATAATCTTGTTATTCCCCCTTCTTTAACTACAAGAATGCCTACTAATATACCAGTTTCTTGAAGCTGACAATAACAAGCAAACACATATCTTGAAGTTAAACGGGTGATCATTGTTTTGCAGTAAATTTATACTGGTACTGGTACTGGTAAAGATTCGCTAACGGGCCCGGTAAATTCAAAATCAACATCTCCACTTACTTCATTATCTGCTGGAGAAGCTTTAGGAAGGCTTGTGATAATCGCCTTCCCAGAAACAATAATTCCTTTGGAGAATGCAGAAGATGGAGGTTCATACTCAATAAAAATCCAAATGGGTGTTTTAGTTTCTGCGGCTTGTTCGCAAATTCGCAATCCGCCATTATGCCAGTACCAAAACCCCGGAGTAGAAACGGATTTATTTGAACTGATACTGACAACTTGCCTGTTCCCGCCTGTATTCAGTGTAAATATTTCCTTGGTATTATATTGTCTAGTTAAATCGACTGCGGAACGATCGAACAATTCAGTTGGAAAGGTCGCTTTAGCTCCGTTCGTAATAGCTTCAGCAAGTTCATCAACATTGATAGTTGTAGCTGTTGATACAGCATCTTCTTTCGTGCGAGCAAGAAATTCTAACCCATTATTATCTACAAAATGCAACCAATTACCCTTGTCTATTGGGGCAGTTAAAGCAGATACATTCAAACTCGCAGCACCTTTAGCGGCTTGTGCTGTAAGTGTTACCTCTTGTGTAACTGGTTTGATTTTGCCAATTGCTACGGACATCTTCGTCCGATCGCCTGAAAATGGCTGGTGATTTACAGTTGTTCCCATAAGTAACTAGCAAAAGTTTGGGTAAAAGTTAAAGTGCAAGTTTCAATATTGTCTAAAACAGTGTTAGGAAGAACTCTAGGACTAATTTCCAAACTGTTTGGTAGGAAATATTTGAGCCTTTCTATCGCTTCTAGGGTGGATTCGTTTTCATCCCATTGTTTAAGTAAAATTTCTGATTCATAGTTTGTTAACCTGCCCTTATTCAATAGTGCATTTGATTCAAGTCTTGTATTGGGTGTAATAACAACCTCTAAACCACTTACCTCAGTTCCAGATGGTGGGTAATTTTTTTGCCAAAGACAGATTGCAGGAGTGCTTTGTCCGTTGCCAAAAGTGTACTCTCCTAAAACGTCTAAAAGCAATTCCTTAACTTCATCTCTGAAAACTAGAGGATCTTTCATACTTGCCTTTTAAAAAGCCCTGTGATTGGAATTCCAGTAACAGGGTTAACAATAGGAGCAGTCGGTTCGGGAGTAGGCAGAATCAAAGTAAAAATGCCTTTTATTCCGCTAATTACAGCCTCAACCTTGGTGTAAGACTTGACTGTATCTGGTAGCTGTTGAGGCTCAACAGAGTAGCCTTTCATCGGCTCTTCAGTTTCGTCTATTCCTGGGTAAAAAATGCCTCTTGGACGGCGATCTGGTTTTAAGTAAGCCTTTACTAACAATATTTCTGTTTGTGGCAAAACATTTCCAGTAGTCGGATCTACTCCCATTGCATCAGTGGTTACAGGAATACTCAGAGTTGCATTTTGGAGAAATCCAAAAGGGCTGCTCATAGTATCACCTGAATGTCAATAGAAGTTGTAGCCATGCGGGTTTGGCGATTAATTTCCAATCCTAGTAAATTAGCCAATTGTGTAGTTAATTCGGTTCGAGATTCTTTCATTCCTTCAGTGCGTTTTCCCCCTTCCCATTCCAAAACATCAGCCTTAATCAAAGCACCGTTTGGGCTATTGCGCTCATTAGAAAGCAGAGTAGTTAAATCATCAAGTTCAGTCAGAATACCTTGAACTTCAGTAACCAGTATCTCAGATTTCTCCTGTACCAAATTCATGGCATCTTGTACCATTCCTTCTTGGGAAGCTGGCAAATATAAATACTTGATAATTTTGTACTTATCTACTTCTAAAAAAGGCATAGCTTACTTTTTGGTTGGGTTTAATTTACTATTTGTTTTTTGCCCCTCAGCACCACTATTTACTTCTTCCTCAGAAATCGGTTCAATAGTTTCCAAACCGAGCAAATCTGCCAATTCTTGAGGCACTTCCGTTAAACCAGCAGTATAAATTGTGCCTTTATGAATGCGATCTATGGGCAATTGAACCAAAACTTTTTTCATTATGTGATACCTTTAATAACTCCAATAGCCTCCGGATCTAAAACGACCGGAAAGCTTGTTTGATAGGCTTCTCCCTCAATTCTGGGTGGCTTATCATCTTTTGGCATCATGTTGATCACACGTCCAGAATCTGACTGACCTACAGCTCTACCGACCGCGTAGTAGCCTAAAGTATCTTGAATAGTTAGCCCCGTATCACCAGTATCAATATTTTCATCCCGTCCTGTTAGACAGAAAAAAGTCATTGCATCAGCTGGTAGGAAACGCGCCGATCCTGTTTGCGTCCTGTACTGAAGATCGTACAATTCCATAGGAGGTGCGCCATCAGCTTGTAATAGGCTGTTAATGGTTGCTAAATCTGCCCTTCCCAAAGACTGCTGAAGTCCACCGCCAGAAGCAACTATGATCCTCCCAGCACGAGCCTGAACTTTAGCATTATTAGCCATTTTGCTAACACTCTGTCTAGAAGTTACTATCCTTCCAACTTGATAGCCCTTACTAGACAAAAAATCTAGCATCCCGAAAATGTCCGCAAAGGGATCATAAGTATCATCAGACCAAGGTGTTGATGGAACTACTCTATGTCCTGCGGGGTTAGAAAAATTCACTAACTCTTCGTAATTATTATCACCTCTCCGTACTACTTGTGCATTGACGAAGGCTTCCCAGCGCTCTTTCTCTGACTTCTCAAGTAAAGCACGGTTGAGAACTGTATCAGCCCACTGGGTTATTCTGGCGATCGCTTGAATATTGTCATTGCGACTCAGTAACGTAATAAGGGCATCATACTCACGTCCAGTTATTTCGCGGGCTATGTCTGAATTACCTAAATCAACATCTACAGAACCAATTAGATCACCGCTCTTTTTCTGTGCTGGAGAATACCTAGTGCCATCATTTGCTACGATAGTACGAAATTTAACATCTTCTTCCCTGTACCGATTCTCGTTTACCCGTCGCTCTGGCAGCAGTTCCGCCCCAATATACCGCCGTCGCGGTGCTTGGAATTGTGCTAAAGGATTTCGGGCTATTTGCTGGAATTTCCCCTCATCCCGCATTCGGGAAACTAAACTTAGTAAATCAGCCATTAGTCAGCCCCCACTGTGCATTCATAAAGGGTTCGGATTTTGGTCTTCAGCCCCGCCGCAGTGGTTGACCAATTGGGCAAGTGATTTTCTTTGACTAGGCGACCGTGCCGATACAGTTCACAGTCGGGTAAGTAAGCCGCGTCTGTTACATCAAAAGCTAAGATGTAAATTTCGTCATCCGTATCAACCGCCACCCCAAACCCCGTCTTTGCATCACGTTCTGTAAATGTGCGTCCTAGCAGCGTCCCAGACGGAATATTTTTTCTGCCTTTGGCATCAGCCGCAAATTGGGAAGCGTCAACCCTAGCGCCACCAGCAAGTAGTGAATGTCTATCTAGATAATCACCCGCCCAAGCTGGTGATGTTATGGTGCGGTTAGTATGCTCAATTTTAGCCATAATCAGCTAGTTTTTAAATAATCAGGAACTTTATAATTACTGTCTAGATAGCTTTTGACTGGATCTGCTTTTGAGCCATCCTTTCCGTTTTGGCTACCCGTAGGTAATTGTGTATCTTTTTGCTTGTTATCCTGAGTGGAAGTAAATAATGCAGGGAGAAAAGGCTTCCATGCTGCGTTACCTTCGGCATAATCCTTGAGAGGTTTCCCCCCCAATTTCACACCATCATCAGCAATCACCAATTCATCAGTATTGCCTTCAAGCAAGCGTTCTAAAACTTCTGGTACTACACCAGCTTTCAATGATGCTGAATGGACTAGCGATCGCTTTTCCAATGATTTAGTTTGAGCCTCCAGTTCCGTAACTTTCCCCTGTGCCGTTGTTAAGTCATTAGAAAGTGCTTTTACTTTAGTCGTAGCAGCGTGGATTTTAGCTTCTAAATCGCCTTCAGTAGTGCCGATCGCTTCTAGTAATTGGTTTAC